CAGACCAATTAGATGCTATAACGGGTTTACCTGTCATAGTAAATTCTAATAAAGGTCTCCCAAATCCTTCACCTTTTGTAAATGAAACCATTGTTTTAATCTTTGGATGATTATATAAACTATTCATCTCTATGTCACTTAATTCACCAAATAAAAGATATATCGGTGGTGAAGATGGTATATCTGAAACGATATCTTTTATTTTTTTTCTAAACGATTCACGTTCTTTTATTGAAAAACCGGCCGATGATGTTTTTAATACCAATGCGGGTGGATTAGATTCATTTTTGAATGTTTCACTAAAACATCTAATTAACATTCCCACATCTTTTCTGTCATTACCTAAAGTACCTTTAAGCCAATGACCAACAAATAAATAAGCAAAATCTTCTTTAATATCTAATTCAAAATTTTCATCAATTATATTATTATAAATTGATGTATTAGCTCCTTCAAATAGAACTTCTATTTTCTTTTCAATTCTATGTTGATTTACTAATTTATTTGTATCCTTATTTATTTCATCATATGAAGTAGAAATTAAAACATCTCTTGAAAAATTAGACGTTGTGATAATTAAATCCATTCTATTACAACCATCAACCCAATCTTTTGGTGCTACAGTGGTTTCAATACCTGCGGTTACACCAATATTAAATTTACCAAATCTTCTAAATTCATTAGGGATTGTAACTTGAACATAAAAATCAGGTAACCCTTCATATGATGTAACAATGTTATCTTCAATCCATTTATGAAAAGTATTATTTGAATCCAATGCCGTTAGTGGTGTGGCACCCCATGGACAACTATCAATTTTAATATCAAATATATTCATTTGATATAATGCTTCTAATAAATCTCTTGAATGAGCACCATAACCACTTCTAGTTTTTACTGCCCCTCTAAATAATAATGTTGGTTTACTCATATAATTTTATATAAATCGTATTTTTTTCTTGGTGTAAAATTATTCAATGTGGTTTCAATACCACTAATCATTTTATGACACATAACTTTTGATGAAAGATTTTCAATTGCCCATTCTCTCCCCAATAATCCAATTCTCTTTCTTTCTTCTTTTCCTTTTTCATACATTTCATAAATCGCTTTAGCAACATCATTATCATTAACTCTATCCTCAAAAATATAAGGTGTTATAGGTGAACCATTGATATTTGTCGCCGATGGCCAAACAGGTATGACCCATTCTCCATGATTAACTTTAGTTTGATGTAATGAACCTATTCTTATATAATCCTCAGCACTATAATCAAATCCACATTGATCTTGTAAACCACCGGTAACGTTAACAATAATAGGTGTTCCTGACATCATACTTTCGGCGGTTCCCAAACCAAAACCTTCATTGTTGGCAATATTAATTGTGCAGTCGGCATAATTATAAAATTCATTAAGTTGTTCCTGTTCTAATTTGGAATCTAAAAATTGTATTCTATAATCAGGACATATTTTTCCTATTACCGCAAACAAGTCAGTTCCATTATCATCGATTGGATGTGTTTTCATAAGAAGTAAACATCTATCGGATTGTTCTTTTGGTAACATGTCACAAAATAATTTATATGACATTATAACATCAGATGTTAATTTTCTTCTAATATTTCTGTTATTGTAAAATAATACAAAATCATTTTTATCATAACCATCAATAAAATCTTTAACATCATTAGATGTGTTTTCTAATGGTTTGTAAACATCTTGATTGATTCCATGAGGAACATAACTGATTTGCCAATCTTCTAATGGTTTTCTAATACCATCTTCTAATTTTCCAATACGATTAACAATTCCATATGTTAATTTAGAAATACAACCTAACCAATCACAACATTCATAAAAGTTTTTATTATAATACGGGTCAGGAATATTATCCCAAATGTGATAATATAAAATTGGAACTTGTTGTCTAATTTCATGTTCAGCATCGTATAACCATTGCCAATAATGTGGATCAGTAAAATGTAAAATGGCGTCTATTTTTTCTTCTTTAATTATATTTCTAATAATATTAATATCACCATAACCATTATACGGTATAATTTTTAAATAAGCGTCTTTTATACCTGTTCTTTGTCTAACGTCTTCCGAACAATCAACTATTTTACCTGCCTCACGATGATTAATTCCAGCACCTATTTGAACCCAATCAAATCTATGTATAGTACCTAAAACAAATTCTCTAGACATAGTTGAAATCCCTGATGTCATTCTTAAGTCATCAGATAATAATAAAATTTTCTTTTTGGACATTTTAGTATTTTGTACTATCAACTGAAAGATCAGTGTGATTATTTATTTTCTCTCTAAATGTAATATCTTTTACGTATAAATCCAAACAACGATTAACTAATTTTTGTAGATTTATGTTACTATCAATTGATGCAACTTTGAATTTTTTGTACACGTCATCCAATAAATGGACGCTTGTAAGTTTTTTATCTAATTTCATAATATAATATATGTATATCAATATATATTGTAAAGACAAAAAAATATCGTTAAAATTAACGATATTTCATTTTATCATATATTTTAACGATTATTTGAAGGTACTGCCGGTTGAGTTACAATTGGTGTTGGTACTTCATTAATTTTAACTGTATTAACAGTTGGTTGAACTGGTGTTCCTTGACTTTTTCCTTTACATCCGCAAGCCATTTTTCTTTGTTTTAATTTTTAGTTTATTATTTTAAATTCATGTTTATAACATGTTTTCCTTATTGAACCTTTACTACCATTATTAACCATTTTACCTCTTAACGAACTTGATAATTTCATTCTTACATATGACGCTTTACCTTTTGCAAATCCATATTTCAATAAATAGGTTGCTCCATCAAATAAACTTTCAAATATATGTTCTTCATTAGTTTTTAAATTTTTTAATGAAAATTTTCTAAAATTACCATTTTTTATCATATTATATTTTGATAATTTGATTTTAACCTCATCATTATAATTATTTCTTCTGAATTCATTTACGGTGGCTAAATTAAAACCGTATTCTGAATTATTTGATTTATAGAGTTTAATATAATAATTTTCTTTTTCAATTAGTAGGCTTTCATCACATTCTTCAATAATTTCAAATTTAAAATTTTTTTCACCTGATTTATTGAATGAATTTTGTAAATGATTATTATCGTGAATATTATTCTTTAACATCCAAAAATGTTTGGATTCTCTTTTCAATAAATTTACGGAACTACCAATATAAATTTTTTTGTCAATTAAATTCATTATTTTGTAAATCCCGCATACCATAGTAATTGTTTTTTAATAAATATTTTGGTTTATTGATTTTTATTTCTTATATTTTATAATATACAAAAAAAATATTAAAAAGAAATGGATAAAGACTTCAAAATGGTAAAAAGTGTATACACTTCAAATTATGATGCAATTAGAAATATAATGCACTTATATAACATAGAAAGATTTGATTTGGATTGTACATATTCCAAAGGTACATTTTGGAAAGATTTACCAGGTCCAACATATAAAACAGATTTAATACCGGTTAATGATAGTGTAGTTCAGGCTAATTCAGAAAATTTACCATTTGATGATGGAACAATGAGAACTATTATGTATGATCCACCATTCGTTGTTGCAGGTGCGTCCTATAAAAACAATAAAGAAGGTAGTTCAATTATTGCTAAAAGATTTGAGGGATATACCAATTATAAAGAACTAACCGACAACTATTATAATACATTAAAAGAATTATATAGAGTCTGTCAAAAAGGTGGATATGTGGTTATGAAATGTCAAGACACAGTATCGGGAGGTAAAAATCATTTTACACATTGTCTAATAATGAATATGGCAATGGAAATAGGATTTTATCCAAGAGATATGTTTATTTTACATAATAATGTGAGAATCAATAGTTTTGGAACTAAATGGACTAAACAAGAACATGCACGAAAATATCATAGTTATTTTTGGGTATTTGAGAAAGTTAAACCAAAAGTTAAATATAATTTTAACTTACCAATTGAAATTGAGGAAAATGATTGATATTAAAATTAGATATAATACATTGTGTGATGATAATCACAAATTTTGGAGAATTTTAATTGATGGAGTGGAATGGACCGTGTCTAATGTAATTATTGAAATACCCGTACATACAACAAAAGATAGAGTATTTGACCCCATTAGAAACCAACATGTGGATAAACATCATATTAGTTGTCAAGCAAATGAGGTGATTTGGAAAGGTGATGTGGTTATTGTTAAATAACTAAACAAAAGGTTTATTAACGGGATTCATTGGAGAACCCAAATACATAGTTACTCTATCACCCGTTTTCCAACCATTACAAGTACCAGCAGGAAATTCGATAACATGGTCACCAATACCTGTGTAACGAGGTAATGTCATTACATGTCTCTCGGGGACAGGACAATTTTGATGGATACGACTTATACGATTATTGAGGACAAACATAATATCTAATGGTATTAAACAATCCTTCATCCAAAATGAATGATGACCTTTACCCATTTTGAATACCATACAACCATTTAATTCAGTTCTACCCATCATACCTTTTTCAATTTGTTCAGGTGATGAAAGATACTCAGCTTGAAATATTTTACCATTTACGTGTACCATATTTATAATTATTTGGTTTTCTCAAAATAATTCCTTATTTTTCTATAAAAAATAAACATATGCAAATTAAAATTAAAGAAATTTGTTATATCATGATGGTTATCACTGGTATAATGATTGAGAAATATGGTCTCCACACTGCCAATCCACA